GTAATTATAATCACTCATTATCTGGATGTTTTTTAAGGTTAAGGCGGCCGGGCTTTCCGGCCGCCTGGTAATTTTTACTCTTCCCAAATAGCTACCGAATCTAAAGTGGCTGCAGCTTTTGGGGTTACATCTAAAATTTCGATAACCTGCAAAACTTCAATTCGATCTACTGCGATCGGGAACTTACATTGTTTTGGCTTTGAAGTTCCTTGTTGTGCCAGTTGACTTAGTGACGCACCTCCCTCCCAACGCCACAAACGGCGTGCATTTGTTAAAACGGCTTCTTGCCCGTTGCGCGATTCTACGTTTCCGAAAAACACTCCAGCGGAGTAGGTTCTTACGATCTTTCTTGTTTCATTCATCTTTTTTGTTTTTTTTAATTATTTATCTGCCCATCTCACACCTTGGGCATTAGGTGTTTATGTTTTGTTTTAATGGTTTAGTAAAGTAGGCAGGATTCGAACCTGCAATCCAAAGAGTTTTTTTAACGACGACTTTAGGGCGCTTCCGTCAATCTACTGCCGTATACCAATTCCGCCACCACTCTCTTTTATTTATTAAATGATTCAGCTACTCTTTTTTTCTTTTCTAAGAAAAATTCATTGGTTTTAATGATTACATCTTCCGATGCTTCACCGTCAAAGGCCATCGTCATCGTCGGGCTGCTTACTCCGCATAGTTTACATAGCTTCTGCTTATCACCGTGATCGAGGTTCTGTTTCCAGAAATCCAACATTTTTTTTTCTACTTTCATTTTATTTAAAATATTGTTTTATATTTGTGAACTGTGAATGCAAATTAACAACGCTTTATTTCATTTTACAAGAAAAATGAAATAAAAATTATGCGACTTGCGAACACGTTATGAACACAAAACAAAAACCAAATTAAACATGAAAAAGAACACCTCAACACCATCCGAAAGACTAGTATTATTAAGGCAAAAGCTCGAATTAGATCAAACGAAATTTAGCACGGAATGCGATATTTCGTACTCGTTGTTAACAAAATTGGAGAGTAAAAAACTGCTTCCGAGCGAAAAAGTGATTAAGAAAATATCTGACAGATATGGAAATGAAGCTGCAAAATGGATCTTAACTGGCGACGGGGAATTGAAAATAGAACCGGAAGCGAAGCCAATACAGAATGTTGAGGTGTTGTTACAGACTAACTATTTTCTGCAGCAGCAGCTTAATATAGCGCTGAGCGTAGTGGCTAAGCTCACAGGATCAAATGTGAAATCGGGAAAGGGTAATGCTCTTGATTTTGCCGGACTATTTAATAATAGTTCATTAAGGGCAGCAGGTCAATAAGTGATTGATCACGGCTATAATACGGCCTGTCGAATCCCTACAAGACCACAATAGTATTATAGCACAGACAATTACGTTACTTTTTATGGAATGGAAAAGCACGTTAGTTTCTTGCAATTATTCAGAAGGTATATAAAGTACCACAGAAAAGGCGGTGATCACTTCGAAAAACGGAAGACGGTCACCGTTAATGCTTATGCCAATAAGTACCTGCACGTTGAGGAGTTTCTCAGATCTGAAGGTCTGGTAAAGATCAAAGCCCTTGAATTTACGGTAGGCATAGCAAAACGATTTCACAGTTATTTATCGGGTAAGGAGTTTTCACACAATTACGCTGCAAGGGTGGTGGGCATTTGCCGTACCGTCCTGGATTTCGGCGCGCAGCATGAATTCATTAAATACAACCCCCTTGGGTCGTTGTCGATGCCAAAGAACGGCCCTGCTGATCCGCCGTACTTCACGCCCGAACAGATCAGAAGATTCGAAAATTATACATCCGAGTTCAGCATGCGCAGAAAAGCAGCATCGATGTTTGTGCTGCAGCTGCACACAGGATTTGATTACGGGGATTTATCCGAGGTATCCCGAAAGCACATCGTTTTCTACAAAGGCCGGGAATACATTGTAAAGCCCCGGCACAAGAACGGCAACCAGGCGGTAATCCCATTAACAGAAAAGGCAAAAGAATTACTGGAGCTGTACGACTATAAAATGTGCATGCTCTCTAACGTGAATTACAACCTGGCAATAAAGGAAGTGGCAAAGGATCTCGGGATCAGCATTCACCTAACAGCCAAGGCCGGACGTAAGCTATTCATGATGAACAAGCTCAATAACGAAGGGTTAAGTATTGAAGCAACCAGCAAGATGGGCGGCCATAAGTCAATTAAAACGACCGAGTTATATTACGCGCGCGTAAACATTAATCTGATCTCGAAAGAGCTGGATCGGTTGGGCGTGTAATTTAACTTTGCTTGCCTTATAAATAAGGTGAGCAAAGTTAAATCGTTTGATTTCCAGCCAATTAAGACCACTTAAAATATGTTTAATTAGGAAACAATAATTACCAGGTATTACCTGTAATTACCAAAGGTAATTAAGGTAATTATTTACAGCGCATGCAGCGCGCATGCGATAGGCATGCAGGCGCATCGAAAAAGTGCAGGTTTCACAAAAATATTTGCGTTCTTTGATTTTTTTCCTATATTTGCAAAATGCAAAAGCGGGCTAATGATGCCCGCTTTGGTGATAAACAAGACTAATGAGATCGTTTGTCCTCACTCTTTTCCGAAAACCCTTGCAAGTAAACGGAAGTATTTTTTAGCCCTGCTCTAACCGGCAGGGCTTTTATTTTCGCTTTACCCCAAAAAAATAACCCCTTCGAACAGTGGAGCTATTCTCAGGGGCTTTTACGAGGTGACGCGCCTCAATAAAAAATATCTTTTACAATCGCTCCACAATTGTTTATACCACAAATGTAAATAAAACCTAAATCCGGCCTTAACTTTTCTAAAAGTACTAAATATAAAAATAAACTTATACCCAATTTTTAGACAAGGCCATGCAATGATTAGACGAATGCCATTCGTTCTACACATCAATAAAATGGAGAGAAAATACCCCTTAAATTTAACATTACAAACGTAGTGTTCTATTTAGAATTAATCTATTTTTGTTCCCAAACAAACCATTATTCACTAAAATCTTACATACGTATGAAATACGCTCTAATTCTCCTGTTAGCGCTCGTTTCGTTAAGGGTAGGGGCGCAATATTCGCAAGCCGATACTTCTCGCTTGCATATCCAAAGAATAACCGCACCAATCAATCGAAAAGCAATTAAAACAGGTCTTGTTTTCGCTGGAACCGGGTTTGCTGCTGGCGCTTTAGTCAGCGTTATTAGCACCTATAAACAATCACCTGATCCAATGGATTCTGAAAAGGTTGAAAAATATAAGCAAAGCAAAAAAGACATGCAACGAATAGCATCAATGTTTTACGCTATCGGTGGAATTTCTTTAATCACTGTTTGCTTTAATTTCTAATTGTCATATATTTGGCGAAAATCAGCCAAATGAAACATCTTATCTTTCTATTTCTTATCCTGCCCTTATTAGGAATGTCTCAGGATGATCCCGCGCGCCCAAAAGAATATTCTGAGGTTGTTGTAGTTGATTCTACATTAACAAAAAATGATCTTTTTAGCATTTTCTCTGATTGGGTAGCCAAAACCTATATTTCTGCTAATGATGTAATCCAATATCGCGACAAGGAAGAAGGGAAAATAACGGCAAAAGGCGTGTTTAAAGTTTATTTGGATAATATTTACGGCCCAGCAGAGGCCGGATATGTACAGCACACCATTTCCCTCAGTTTTAAAGACGGCAAATACAAATACGTAATAAACCAGATTTATTTCAATGGTGCATTGGGTAAAGCGGAAATAAATGAGACCAGCCCGCCAGGAATGATGATGCGTGGGCAGTGGAAGAAAATAAAAGCTCAGTCTGATTATGAAATAAAAAATATAATATTATCAATGAGTTTGGCAATTAATAAGGCAAGAGAGTCAAAAGAATGGTAATTTAATTTTTGATGAAAATGAAAAAAAATTATGATGAATTGTATCTACAAATAATAAAAATTGGCAGAAGTCGAGTGAATGAAGGACTTTCTTATAATGATTTAATTAGTGAACTTAAATGTCGAGGATATGATATAAAAAACGATTGCGTTGAATTGGCAGTAAAACAATGGTTTTATCAAAGTTTTAATCATTATGGAGCTGATGATAATCCTTATACATGTGTTAAAGATTTAGATAACCATCAAGATTGTCAATTTATTTTAAATGGGGACGCCTGCTTAAGACTGATTGAATATGACACTTCGAGAAAAAGTACAATTGCAGGCTATATATCTTTAATTCTAGCTTTAATTGCCATTTGGTATACCGTTTGGCACGATTCTAAAAAAGAGCCGGAAAAATCCAAGACAAAATTTGAACTCCCGCAAGGGTTGAAGCGATCACAATTAAGATCGGAACGAATATTGAAGCCGAACTCATGCTATAACTTATTTTCAAGTGTTCCCACTTCGTAAGCGGCGTATATTTATCTGAACAGCTAGGGCATTTATTTTTTTTCATCATTATCTTATTTTATCAAAGTTACTTACAAGTTCTACCTGAACCTTTCCGGTAGCCATATTTCTTGTCATTTTCCTGATCCATGCTTCTTTATCCTGAACAGGCTCATTATTTATCAATCCTTCATTAACGATTAAGGATTTACCAAGATCCTGTTTTAGCTGTTTATATTGCTGGTTGGATAAGGGCGCTTCAAATTCCAGTTTTTCGCAGATGTAGGTATTTGAATTACCAGCCACCAAAACACCGTTGCTTTCCGTGGTAAGCGTTTTAAAGTACGTTTCATTACTTGCTAAGATAGCCACGCGACCGTTTGAGGGATTGCCTAAAAAATGCCCGTCAGAGGCATATTGCTGATATGGAAGGCTAGACCATTGAAAATAGGTTTCCACGTATTGCCCCGTCTCTAAAAAGAACATTTTATCAGCATTCATATCAAACGTTCCGGGCGCTGTAAATACCTTGTATGTGTAAAATTCAGCAGGCCCTAAAACCACCTGATAGGATTCAATGAGTGTTCCGCCAGCATCATATTTTCGCATCGTCAAATAGCAACGAATCATAATATTTACGAGAACAGGCGGTTGCCCTTGTAATGCGAGCCTCAAATGACATCTGAAATAGTAGTGCCCGTTTCCAGGTGCCGTATATCTTGAATCAGCGGTGAAGTTTCCGCCAGCATCATGGTTCGGAAATGTTGTGTCGTCCTGATATTCCAGCAAAATAACAGGGGAGAATAATGGGATCAGCAACCCGCCAATGCCAGTTGAATAATCCGGCGTTGCATGGTATGGGAAGGTGTATTGAACAGTTCTGCTAGCCTGAAATCCAATATCATTACTATCAATGTACTGAATCAGATCGGCGTAAATATCCAATCGGGTTGATGTTTGAACGTTTGTTAGGTTTCCATTATAATAAACTGGAAGCGAGGTTGTGTCGTAAAGATGCGTTTGAATTGCTGTATTTCCAGCAACACCCGCGCTATAATTTACCTCAATAAAAAACACATCCTTGTCGTAGGAGGTTTCGCCAGTATTTGTATCTACAAGTTCCTCGATTATATTGCTATCGCAAATGTATTCAGTAACCAAATCCAGCGTTTTATCGATATTGCACGTGGTCTGAAAGTAATAACTTTCCTTTTCAAAAAGCATTCTAATGGTGTCTGGAACGCTGTGTATGGAAGGATTGTAATCTACGGTTGTGCCGCCAATGTTGATTTGTGAATATAATATTTCCTCGTCAATACTACGGATCATATCAACTACGTTCTCGATTTTAACGCCTGAGCTACTACCGTAAAAATAGGCATCGTTTTCTATTTTAATTAAAGGCCGCCCGTTGCTTTGATATCTGATAGTGAATGAAATAGGATACTTTTTGTTAATGTTTTGAAATAAGCCCTCAAATGATATTTGAGGGGAAATAGTATCAGTTCCGCGAATAATGCCCCCTGAGGTAATTGTCAGTCGCCTTTGTGGGTTATCGGTTGGCGTTAATGTGGGGTCTAAATAGTCGCTTTCAAAATCTATAAGGCCGTCGCTCATGAAGTCTATCAGGTATTTGAACGCATTCCATACCGGATAGCATTTGCGTAATCCAACCACGTCCAGCCCGTCAGAAGGTTTAAAAAAGGTTATATTCTTAATTACGCATGGGAAAATAGAAGTTAAATTTTTACTCAAAGACGAATCTAAGTATATCTTAATGCCTTTGTTATTGTGAATACGGGAACTGTAATTATTATCCTGAATAGGGCATTTAACGGTTGTTCGATATGGATTAAACTTGCAATCGGCAAGGAATATGTAGCCGTTTAAAAGCACATCAACCACGTTAGGATCGCTACAAATTTGCTCAGCTCTGAACTCGACAATTGTGCAATATCCTTGACTTTTTTTAAGGTCATATAGGTATTTAAAGGCATCCCCGGTAAACTCTAGTTCGACATCATATTTAGGTAGAATGCCTTTAATTTCAGGTGCGCGTTCAATTGTTTCGGTGAAATCCATCCAGTTGATTGGATCATTTACCCGGTTTCCGTCGAAGTATATTTTAAACATGCTTTAAAAGTATTTGATTTCTAATTAAATATTATGGTTTTCTAAAAGTACTATTTGAGGCTTTTTTATTATGTTTGGGGAATGACTGAAAGCGAAAAAAACATTCTCGGCATTCTTTATGAAACCCCATCCGATCCAAACGCAACGGATAAGGCATTGATGGAAAGGCTAGGAATTTCAATGGAATTATTCACCTCATCCATTAAAATCCTACTGAATAACGGTTATATAAAAGAAATCACTACTCCTAACCAGCTAGCCGGCAAAATGCGGGCTTATGAAATAACAGTTAGGGGAGCAAAGATATTTCATCAAAGTCAAGGAAATTATACCAAACTTGTTAAAAAATATGGTCGTAACATTTCAATGAGTTGCATTATAGCTGGTTCCATAATATCTATTGCACAAGTATATTTTGGAGTCAGACAAGAGAGCTTATCGCACACGTTGATATATATACAATCACACCAATTGCATATAGAATACCTAGAGTATATACAATCTGCTCGATCCCTAAACCTGAAGGATAAAGCCGATTAAAAATTAATATTAATGTTTTCATCGTTAAATTATTTTATTAATGTAAGAGATCATTTTTTAAAACGTTATAATCTAGGTATTCACTCTCAAACCCTACGCGCCCATCCGTCATAAAATCAACCAGAAATTTAAAAGCATCGTACAAGAAAATCAACCGGCGCGTGTCAGCCAAGTATCCGGCATCCTGGGGTGAGAATACCTGAATATCGTAATAGGTGGCAGCTGGGATGTCGGAGCCGCTTTTACTTTTCCCCGTGTCCAGATAGGTTTTTATTGCCTTATTGTTAAAAATCCTAGCTGCATAGTTGTCATCTATTACCGGGCATTCAGCGATGCAGGTTCCACGATTAAAATCCACATCTGAAATAAAAATATAACCGTTAAAATAGGCATCGTAATTACCCGAACTGCATTTCATATCGATACGCAATTGAACGATCTTACAAAAGCCGTAAACGCGTTTCTGCTCATACAAATAAGCAAACCCGTTTCCGTTAAAGTTCAGTTTTATCTCGTATTTAGGAAATAGACCTTTTACGATATCATCTCTAACGATGTTTTCTTCAAAGTCCGCCCAGTTTATAGGGTCTGATACTAGTTGGTTGTCTAGGTAGAATTTAAACATTTTTTATATTTTAGCGGTATGAATTCAAATGAACTTTCAACCCTGATTAACTCAATTGGTCTTATAAGTGATATAGTTGGCGGCCTTATTCTTTTTAAATTTGGGCTACCTTCTGAGGTTTCTGCCAATGGAATAGGTGGAATTTCTTTAGCATCACCAGATCCAATAGCTTTAGCAAAATATCTTCACTTCAAAAAATGGTCACGAATAGGTCTTTCATTAGTTTTAATAGGATTTGCCGGTCAGTTGTTAGCAACCCTAATCCCAAGCTTACCAGCACTGCTAAAACTGTTATTAATGCTGTTTTTATAAGAGTAAGCCAAATTTCCCAATTGTCATTTTGCTGATACTTCGGCTTTGATTCCCGAATCGCTTTCAGCCTCGCCCGTTCTTCCAGTTCAGGTGAATTTAACTGCCCATTCTTTATGGAAAGTTTGTTGATTTTTATAAGTTCCCGGACAATAGCCGCTTCCTCATTATTTAGTGGTTGGTTATTCATAGCCTATTTTTTCTACTTTTTCAAAATCAACACTTTCCGAATAGTAACCATTTGATTCACCAAACCATCGAATATTAACATCGCCTTTTATTGTTCGGAACCTGTAAAATGTCCAAGTCCAAGAATCAGAGCCGAGATTAGGATTTTCTTTTAAGAATACGTTTTCATAATCTTCATTCGAAACCTCTTCCGATAAAAGAATGGGGGTGTTTAGCAAATCATTGAGATCACCGTTTATATCATCAATGGAAACGCTTTCACAGCAATCTTGGCGGTGATACATTTTATATTTAGTGCCATCTTGTAAGTGAAAGATAATTTCATCGTTTTCACGCTCTATGTTGGTTAGTATTTTACCAACTAATTCATTAAGTTCTGCCATGTTTTTAGTGTTTTTATTGCATTTTGCAACCCTTCAATATACTGATCCTCAGTACTCGGGTAGTCCCTACAAGACCACAAATATACTGAAATTCAGATGCTAAGCAAATTTATTTGATCCGATTATAGGCATCATCAATGCAGCTTTCATTTTCAGGTGGCTTGTAGCGATTCTGCGGGCTTCTTTTACCCCGCCTAATGCGTTCACCTCACCAGGCGTTAACGTAATGTTAAAACGCTTGTTTTTAGGCGTTATTTTTTTTCTTCCAGATCCGGGACGTTTACCCCCTGATCGTTTAATTGGTATTGCGTTAGCTCCTATTATCATCGATGTGGTTATTGCTCTTTTAAAAATTCATTTGCGTCCGATAAATAAATAGCTTGCTTTTCAGTTGTTTCAAAATGACTCTCTTTTCTCCTGCGGCTGAAATTGAAATCCTGTAATTGAGCTATCGGCAAATTCAGGATCACACTCACAATGCATAGTTGATTCGTTTACGCAGCCATTAGAACAAGGCTTTTCCATGTCTTCTAAAATGCTCTCTTCCGAATGATTTAATAAATCAATAATCGTATACTCTTTTGATAAATGCTTTCCGTCAATTATAAATCTAACCGTGTTTGATGGTTTCTCCTGCGGCTGGTTGCGGTATTCTTCCATTGCTAATAAAATAGACTCAAATGAAAATGAATGAATCATTTTCCAATGATCAAAATCATCAACATCCAATTTTAATTTTAAAACCTCTTCTGCCGATCTTCCCGGCTTGCTTTCCTGCTCCTTCTTCTCTTGCTCGGCGTACGGATATTTATTTTTAATATCTTCAGCTAAAACAGGCAAATGGTCTTTGATAGCTTCCGCATAAGCATTCACAGCTATTTTGCAAGCTCTTAAATGATTCTTGTCGCTACCGTTTTCGTCAAGTCTTAAAACAAAAGCTTCGAAATTTGGATGCAATTCTTTTCCATCTGTTCTTGTGATTTGGTATTTATTTATTATACCTTCTGTTAGCTTCCGCCCTTGTGTGTTGTCTGTCATGGGTGTTTTCGTTTTTTGCGCTGATGGTCCTTTGGCACGCTGTATTATCATTTAAGCCGGTCTCTGTTTTAAGTTAAAATTAGCAGGCTTCCCCGTCCATTCGGCGAACCTTCGGGCTTCCGCCCCACCTGCCTTACCGCGCTGCCTTTGTGAACCAATTAAAAACGCGGCGTAAATACTAATTTTCCTGGCAAAAATTTTTGAGGAATTCTATTATTGCAATTTCAAATTTGCCCTTTCCATCAGCATCAGCATAAGCAGCAGCAGCAGCAGCATAAGCAGCAGCATCAGCAGCATAACCAGCAGCATCAGCAGCAGCAGCATAAGCAGCAGCAGCATAAGCAGCAGCATCAGCAGCATCAGCAGCAGCATCAGCATCAGCAGCAGCAGCATCAGCATTTTTATTTTTAATCAATTCATCGAGATCCACAACTCCATTTAAATAATCCTTAGCCGCCTTTATAGCATTTCTAGGGGCTTTATTTTCAGGATACTTAGTTTCGTGAATTTCTAACACTATTTCAGCTAAGCCAATACACATCCATTGTTTTTGTAAAACGGTTAAATTGCATTTATTTCGCAGAAACCAACACTTATCTTTTAGTGAAATTTCGCTATCCAGAATGTCGGTAATAGAAATTTCTTCTTTAGAGAAAAAAGATAAGGATTGAACTTTTGATCTATCGTAACATCCTCTGTTTCCGATGATAAAATCAGGTGTGAATATTTTTTGCATTGTTTTTTTGGGTTTTTATCCCAGGGCGACTATCCGCCGCCCCGAGGGGTTTGTTATTTAAAAACAGCGCCGGGGGATACTTCCGCCCCCGGTCGCTGTCGTTACTTGCATCCTTGCAAGCTACAAGGTGATTTGCTTAAACTTTTTAATCAGAGATATGCATGATGGGCATGTTATTTTCCCTTTTTTTAATTCGCCAACCGTGTATACAGCTGACGAGTCCCCGTCTCCATAAGCCTCCCCCTCACACAATGTTCGGTCAGTTGCTGCCATCTCAATGCCTAGGTGCCACTTAGCGTCTTTTCTTTTCTCGCCGTAATTATCCTGTGTTATTTTTACTGCTTCCATTTTCCCCGTGCGTTACAGCCGCATCCCTGATTGGTTGTTATTTAACGTTAATGAATAATACGTTGCCGGTTGAAACTTCTGTTATTGTTGTTTTTGATTTAACCCGGCGATGCGTTGTTAATATTGGTCTTTTATTCCTAAACGCTTTTTTGCAACTCTTATAAAAAATACCTGATGATCAATCATTCCAAAAGAGCGGGCGCAACATAAGCGAACAATATGCTTGTTTGATGTTATTTTATTTCTTTTGCTTTCCAACTTTTCGAGTGGGATCAAAAGCATTTTTTTTCTGATAGAATAAGGGGTTGTATTTTTCATTTTTTACGATTTTAAAGAGTTATTTGCGTTCATTCTATTTATTTCTCCCATCGTCATGCCTTCATATTTATTTGAAGCGACAACATTTTTTTTTGCTTTATATTTGGCAATCTCTGCGTCAGTCATTATTCTTGCATTTGCTGTTTTGCGCGCCTCGATAGCAGCCAATCGAGCTTCCGGTGAAAAATCTTTTACTACTTTTTCTTTTTTAGGATATTTTTTCATTTTGCAAGGTTTTATTTTATTCCGCTATCGGAGCAGAGCCGTTGTCATTCATTGACAGGACAAATGTACGGCGATATTTTGAAAAAGCAAGCGTTTTTTCAAAATAATTTTATGAAAATATGTAAAATGCTAAAAATGAGCCAATTAAAATGCTGTACAGCTAACAAAATTTATATAATTTTATTGCACTTTGAAATAAAATCGCTAATTTAGCGCCAGCGTGTGAAGATGCACGTTACGTTTGTTTCATGGGTTTAATGTTTGAACACGAGAAAAATGCCCCTGCTTCGTTATTGCTCGACGAACAGGGGCGCTCTTGTTTAAAAAAAGACCGGCTCGACTTTATAGAAGTAGTTAAAAAGGTTGGGGTAAAGAAAGCAATTGAATTAACTGGAATTGGCAGTAAAAAATACAACAATTGGGCTAATTCTGCCTTATTCAAGGCTGCGATCCGAGAAGCGATAAAGCCTAAATTGATAACTGATTCCAGAACCGAGCCAATCATATCAGCTGTATGCCAGGCATTGAAGTTGAACCGGCAGGAGCTTCCAATTGGTAAGTGTGACACTTACATGCTCGGCATCCATTTATCGGTTAATCTAATCAGGAAGAGAGTGCAGATAAACGGCAAGCCAATGACATATAGAGAGATCGGAATGCTATTAGGTCGAAAAACGGGAGCAGCTTGGGCATCGGATCTCGTATGTTCTGACCTGCTAAAGGTTGACAATCGGATAAAATCGCTCTATGCGCAAATAACTGATTTTTTAGATAAAAACCAATGATACTTAAAAGTATCAATTCAATAATAGCGGTTGTTTCACCGGTGGAGAAAACGCACTTTCGACGAAAATAAATACTCAAAAACCATGGCGAATACGATAACATTAAATTCCTACGGACTCTCGATAGATCAGATAAAAGAATTAACGATTCAGGTGCTCCGAGCTTTGCCGGATAATACTAGCTCTGGCTTAAAAGTAAGTGAGGCTATTGAATTAATAACAGGGATGGATGAAGTAAATGAAAGACAAATAAAAGTAACATGGGAAAAATAAGGATAATAAAATTAGGCTTAGGAAAAATTATTACAACAAAATTCAAAAAATATTTATGAGCGCGCCGCTAGGAAATCAGTTTTGGAAATTAAGGGCCAGCCACGGCCGGGAGCTTATTTTCTCATCTCCAACTATTTTGTGGGAAGCAGCATGCGAGTACTTCGAAGCAACGGATGCGCGAAAATGGATTAAAAAGGATTGGGTTGGGAAAGATGCCGTTGAGGTGGAGCGTCCCAATGAGACACCCTACACACTAACGGGGCTATTTGTCTTCCTTGATACTACAAGGCAAACGTGGGATTTATATCGAAAACGAGAAGATTATATTGCGGTTATCGCGCGTATTGAGCAAATTATTTACACTCAGAAAATTGAAGGGGCATCCGTTGGCGCATTTAATGCCAGTATTGTTGCTCGAGAGCTTGGGCTTAAAGATGCGACTGATTTAACAACGCAAGGCGAAAAGATCAATTCCGCGCCGGTATTCAATATCGGATTCAAACAGGCTAACGATGAAGCCGATCCAGGTTAATTTTAATCCCGATTTATTTAATAATATCTTCTTTCACATCCGCGATGCTTGGAACAACGCGGATGTTCGTTTTCTGTGGGTGTACGGCGGATCGTCTGCATCTAAGACCTATTCAGTAGTTCAGCAGTCGCTCATTAGCATGATGGAAGGCAGCGACAACAATATACTTGTCCTTCGGAAATATGCCACTGACATCCGGGATTCGATCTATTCCGACTTTAAATCGATCATTCACGACTGGGGGCTGGAAGATCATTTTATTATTCAGCAGAATTATATTAAGTGTGTCACAGGGTCGTATTGCCGGTTCAGAGGTCTAGATGACTCGGAAAAGGTGAAGGGTATCTCATCGTTTAAAAAGATCATTTTAGAGGAAGTGTCGCAGTTCGATCACGCCGATCTAAAGCAAATTAGAAAACGTTTACGCGGTAAAGACAACCAGCAGATCATTGGCATATTTAACCCGATCAGCGAAGAGCATTGGATAAAGCGCAAGATATTCGATGTAAAAGAGCTCCAGGAGCAAGAGTCGAACATTGCTGGCATGTGGGTAAATGCTAAGGGTAACAATGTAATACTGCGAACAAACTATTTAGATAACAAATACATTGTTGGGCCTAACTTCATAGACAAGCATGCTATTGAAGATTTCGAGAACGATAAAATAAATGATCCTGAATATTACAACATTTACGGACTTGGAGATTGGGGCGAGATCATCGAAGGCGAAAGCCCATTTGCTACACAATTCGACGTTAAAAAGCACGTTTCGGATGTTGCTGTATATGATCCCAAACGGCAGCTTATTATCGCTATCGATTTCAATTTGGTTCCATTTTGCGTTACCTTCCATCACCTCTTCCAGGATGCCAACGGCCAGCATGGTTATCAGTTTGATGAAGCCGAGATTAAGCACGGATCTATTCCTGCGATGATTGACCTGATAAAAGAGCGGTATCCGCTATCACTAAGTAATGCGTTGATAACTGGTGACGCTATGGGGAATAGAGGCGATATATCGCAACGGGATAATGCTTCACTTTATGTTCAGTTGATCCGGGGTTTAAACATGCGCGAAGGGCAAATACAGGTTTCAGCGAACCCAACGCATGAAAATAGCAGGGCTGACACTAACTACGTGCTTTTAAATTTCCCCGACTTCAAAATACACCCATCCTGCAAAGGCACTATCCGTGACATGAAAAACGTCCAGGTAGATGCTTTTGGTCAAATCCTGAAAAAAGATAGGAAGGATGTCAATCAGCGGGCAGATTATATTGATACTATACGTTATTTAATTCACAACGTATATTACAAGTGGATCGATCAGCATCAAAAAGCTAGTACTTTTAGAAAAAAGAAAACGGCTTAACGGTGTTGCGTACATTTGCCTTATGAGTATTTGTACGCCTTGCGTTCGATTAAAAGATATCAGCTTATGTACTGACAGCATCCGCATCGGTGTTGTGCTGCGTCCCGAGGCTGATTATGAAATTTACTTCCGATCACTGGCAACAGATGCAACGTATGTATATTACGCGACATCGGATATCAATAACATTCTGATGCTTGATTTGCCGAATGGTTTAAACCTGGCAACCGGACATCTCTATGAAGTGTGGGTGCATCAGGTCGGCGAACCTATCGAAAACATGGAAGATTTAGAGATCAGCGGGCTTACGTCACCTTGCTACAGTGTTTGCTTTCGCCAAATATACAACGACATTTTAGGCTCATACGAGAATTACTCACTTCAAATATTTGAGAGACAATGAGTGTAGAAATACAAAGCGATTTTCCGCAAATTAAAAATCTCCGATGGATAACGGCGGACATAGTTGTTATAAAGGTTGTTTTAGAAAGCAGATCACTTTCGGCCGCAGGTTTGCCTCCCAAAGAATGTGAAATGCTGGATGATTTTTATCTAGACTTGTCAAAGTTGGCTGGGTTTAGAGCGTGGTATGAAGACGGCAGCGATGAGCCGCACCCGACAGATATTTGTATTGATTTTGAAGGCATCAGCATGGGTGTGTTTAGAATTAAAAAAGAACAAATACTTGAGGCGTGGAAATTTAACAAAAATTATCACAAAAAATGATCGCTCAATTAATATTCACGCTCGCATGGACCGTCCTATTTTGCCTCGGATTGCGAATCATTACAGACGAAGGTCAGGTTCTACACTTCCTGCGCAAACCATTTGACAACGCATTTAGCGATGCTGAGGTGTTGGAAGAAAGGCAGAAGCTATTACAGCAATGCAACGGCGATCCTTATCTGATTAAACAACTATCCTATTCTATTGCCGCAAATCGGTTATTATTCTACATAGGGAAACCGGTTGTCACCTGCATAACCTGTTACGGAAGCGTGTGGGGCTTCGCTGTATTTTCACTAATGAATAGCATTACAGCGGACAATGTGCCTTACCTCATCATCAACTGCTTTTCGGCGGCATTCTTAAACACATTAATCTGGAAACTATATGCTAGGCTGGATATTTAACCTGCTCGAAAAGCGATTTATCAAACACATCAACGAAAAGAAAAACATCCGGTTGACGAAAGAAAACATGGTGTTTTCGTTCTTCGACGATCAATGCAAAGGATATTATGAATTCCCGAAAAGCGTTGATCTGCCTATCTGCCGGTTAGGTAAGCTGCAGGAATTCATGATGTGGATGCAGAAAGGAGTTAGTCAGGAGGAGTATATCAAAGCGCTGGACAAGGCCGAAGAGGCATTGGTTGATGTGCTAAAGAGCGGTAAAAACGCTTCAAAGATAGGCTTCGTCCTGCACGAATTGAGAGACCGATGCAACATGGTATTGCATGATGAGTTATTTTACAACGTTCTCGCAACGCAAATTATCCGCGACGATGAAGACCCTACGATCTTTAACAACGAGATCCACATGCAGAAGGTTGCCGAATTCAAATTGTTAGACGCAAAATCGGACGCTTTTTTTTTGGACACGCAAAAATATTTGGAGCAGTTCGGCTTGTCGAATATTACCAGGGCGCAGTTGCAAAAATTACTGCACGAATGCCGGATAGTGAGGGAGGCAAGCGAAAGAATGCTGAACTCGCTATAAGGAAGTGCATTGCTAATCTGGCGCATGACCTAAAAGAAAGCCTAATGATCGTTGCTAACCGGAACGCGGCGGAGTATGAAGTAATAAAACGATACAGTATTGAGGATTTCCTGATTAAGTATGAAGTGTTTATAAGTGAATTAAGCTATCAGCACAAAGCAGCTGAGGCAAATGCAAAGAAGGCTAAGCGCAAATGAGCGATAAAATTTTCATAGAATACCAGGTTAACACCGCTCAATTACAAGCGGATCAGAAGGCTATTCGTGATGAAATGAAAGCTACTGAGCAAGCTGGTGTTAAATCGCAGGAGAACGTTCAGAAGGCTGCTGAATCAGCTAGTGCCGCATCTGTTAAAGCAAAGAAAAGCGAGAGCGAAGCGGTTAAACAGCTAAAAGCGCAACTCGCCGAGATCGCTGAGGTGCAGAAAAAGCTAAACGATCAGGCGAAAGATACAGCACCGGGCAAGGCCAGGCAAGAATTAAATAAACGTATCGCCGAAACGAAATTTGAGTATCAGGAAGTTCAAAAAGAGCTGGACAAAACACTGAAGGCCGAACAGGCGTTAACGCCGCCTGTTGAATCACTAAAAAAACAATTACGTCAATTAAAAGAGCAGTTAGCGCTTGCAACTGACCCCAAGGAAGTCGAACGCCTCGCGCGAGCGGTAGGTAAGCTCGAAGATCAAATCGGCGACGCTAAAGACCAGGCGCGTATCTTTGCGTCCGATTCCAAATTCGAACAGGTAGGTACGGCGCTCGGGGATGTTGGTACTAAACTGCGCAATCTTGACTTCGCCGGTGCTGCTCAGCAATCTCAACTGCTAGTTCAGGTCGTTCGATCATTCAGCGTTAAGGATGCGATAGAAGGCGTTAAGGATCTCGGAACAACATTTCTCAATCTAGGTAAAGCGTTATTGCTTAACCCGATATTTCTAGTTGCCGCCGCATTAACGGCTATTGGTGTTGCTGCCTATTCAGTAGGAAAGGCAATATATGAGGTAAATGTTCAAACGATAACGGTAACTGAATCACTCGCTGCTGGCCGTAAGGCTATGCAGGATTATGCGGATCGTTTTACGGAAGCTCAGATCAAGATTAAAGAATCGTTAGGCATCGTTTCAAAAGCACAGGCGGACGCATTACGCGCGAATGTGAATTTCAATAAGGAATCCCGGACGCTTAACGCAGCGCACTCGGATGCTATCCTGAAACTGGCTAAGGAATTAGATCTCGACCTGCGTACGCTGGATGAGAAGGGCAATGCAACCCGATTGGTACGCGGCGGAACGTACAATGCTGCTAATCTGCTGCTGATCGAGCGCTTTAATAAAGAGAAGGCCAAATTAGATACCGACTTTGAGCGTCAACAAACGGCGTTACGATCGGATCAGGCACAGGAGCGATTAGGCGCTGAGATAGCGGATAATGTTGCCCGCGGAAAGGCTGCACAAGATTATATCAATAAGATTAACGCCGAGAAATTAGCTGCTGAAAAAAAGCTGAACGATGATCTCATAAAAGAACAGCAGCGTTTACAGCAGGTATTGCGCGACCTGCGTACGGCTAATATCGAGAATGATTACCAGCGCGAAAAGCAGATCATCAGGGATCAGTACGCCGACCGCCTGGCATCGGATGGTAAGAACGCTTCCATCCGGAAAGAGCTAGCTATCAAGCTCAACAATGATCTGAGCAAAGTAGATGAGAAGTATTTTGGAGATAAATTAACAACAGAAAACAACAACTTAACCGCATCACAAGATGCGCAGATCAATGCGGCTTATCAGAAAATAGACCTTAACGCAAAAACTAACTCTAAGATTTTAGAGCAGGATATAAAAGCAGCGGAAGAATCAGCACGGCAAACAACGGCTATAAGGCAAGCTGCATTTCAGGCTATTGCTGCATCAATTACAAGCTTGCAAGAGATTTATAATAATATCGAAGAGCAGAAACAAATTGAAAACGAGACTCGATCAGAAGAGGATAGGAAACGTATAAAAGAAGATTATGATCAAGGATTAATTTCAAAGGAAGATTACGAAAAGGGGGTTGAGGTTATCAATGCAAGAGCCGCCGCGAAGGAAAGGGAATTGAAGGAAAAGCAATTCAACACAAATAAAACGATTGCTATAATTCAATCATACATCAGTACGGCGCAAGGGGTAGCAGGTGCGCTGGCTCAAACTGAACAGCTTGGATATGCGGCGTTTGTTCTAGCTGCGTTGGTGGCCGCAACAGGCCTAGCACAAGTAGTTGCTATTCAATCGCAACCTACGCCTAAATTTGGGAAAGGTGGTAAAGTGGGTGGTAAATTACATAGCGAAGGCGGAGAAATTATAGAAGCCGAGAAAGATGAGTGGGTGATTAATCGCCGAAGTTCAATTCAAAACGATAAATTATTGAGGGCAATAAATATGGGCAGGGAGAAGGAATTTATCAAAGAAGTATACATTGCGCCTGCCTTGAAAGCACACATTAAAAGGCATGAACAGCACAAGCAAGAAATGTTTTCTAGTGAGTTAATAAAATCAATAGAATCAACCGGTAAATTTTACGACGGTAATTTATTAGATAGCATGAAGGCAACTCGTCGCGCTGAGCGAGAGAATACAATGACAATAGTTAAGGCATTCACATCAAATAAAAGAGGATTCGACCGTAACAGATAATGGAATACCTACCAAGCCAACCTGTATACTTCGGTGACCAATACACCTGCTCGGATGATGATATTCCGGCGCAGCTGGTTGACAACAACGATAAGACAATGTTCCAGCTATCCTGCGAGCCTTGTTCGCTTGCTGAGGAACTAATGCCCGATCCTAATTTCGATGACCCTGAAAGCTTCGTAATGAACGACGGGTGGACAATCTCGGATAACATGCTGTGCAATTCTGGCGAATCGGGCTTAGGAACAAGCTCCATTTATCAATTCGACGAGGATGGCTACTATCAAATAAACATCACAGTAGACAGCTTATCCGCAGGCGCATCCTTCCGCGTGTCGCTCGGGTTTACAATTCTAGGTTACATCACCTCAACCGGAACGTATACGTTTTACGGTACACCTGCTTCGTTTTTCGGTAACACCGGCATAATCATTAATCCCGAGGTGGCAGGCGGCTCTATTTGCATTTCTGAGATCACCGGGTACGAGATCGCCACTAACGTTATTATAGGCATCTACGACGAGCAGGATCAATATCAGGCGCATATCAGCTATACCGATAATCCCGAATACTTTACGTTGTCTAAAAACACCATGACGGTTACTATTGATTGGGCGACACTCGACATCGTGAATGGATGTTATTACCTATGTATCATGGATCCATGCGAAAACACTAACGGCCAGAACTATCCGCCTGTTGTATTGAACCAAGAGCTATCAATATTCGTGGGAGATGGATCAACTCCTAACTGGACATTAGGCGATGACTGGACAAACACCCCGCCAATGACCGGTTTCTATGCTATTGGAGGATCGCTCAGTCAGGATGATGTTTTCCCTGGTTATGGTAACTATTGTATTTCTATTGATTTCCAAAATCTATTGGGATCATTCTCTGTTTATTATGGTACAAATTTAGTCGGCACCGTTTCCGCTGGCGCAACATCACCAGCATTGATTAGCGGAATACCTTCTGACAATCTGGGATTGTCGTTTGTTATGGGGCCCGGTGGTTATGTTGAGCTTATTGAAGTTAAGCCGTGTGATATAACGGGCCCAGATCTCGTGTGTAATTCGAGATCAAACATGTTTAAGGTCGGTGACTACGAAGGTAAATGTACATTGCTAATACATGCCTGCAACAACGAAGATGGTTTAGGGTTCGTATTCGACGGTTCAGGCTTTGTTCCCCGAGTTCGTCTGGAAGCGAAATTAAGGCAGGCTAAATACGAATCAGAACGCAATGTATACACGGACAGCGTTGGCCGACGATCGACATATTTCTTTTCAGGGAGAAAACAAAAGAACCTCTGCATCGACATGCAGCCGGAATATATACACGACTTCTTACGCCTGCTGCTGGGCTTTGACAACGTTTATATTAGCAACGTTCCATATGCCGTTGACGACGACGAATACAATGTTGAGTACTCAGAAGTTAACGACAACGTGGGAAAAGTGCGGCTGCTCGTAAGCGAACGAACGCAGAATTTCAAAAATACTAACTGTACAGGCGTTGAGAATGTTTGTACTTTAGATGACTCTTATATGCTCCGTGCCGATGATCCTACGTCCTTTGTGACGCAGACCAACGGCGGGCTCATCAAAATTAAGTAACGGTTTTTAATTGCGTTGAAAATGCGTTGTAGGCTATTCATCCAAGCCTTAATTGTATGAGCAAATTTAAATTATTTTTAAAATGGCAAACTGTATTAACTACGATTGCAACGACCCGTTGGGCGAACACACGCTTAATGAGTGTGGCGAAGAGGTGTTAGGTGGCGGTTCCGGGGCTATTTTATTTGAGTGCAATACTCAATTAACAGATCCGACGAACGCAACCCAAATCCAAGCCGAAATTGCTGCAGGTCGTGCAACGCTCATCCAGAATGTTAAGATCGGGTTAAATGATCCTGAGCCTATCCAGGTAGATTCCAACATTGTTGGTGCTACTCAGAAGCTCGTATCTTATAACCGTTCCGGCACGCTGATCGATGGAAACGTTAACAATCCGAACGTTGACTTCTACAATGGGGTATTCGGCGGACGTGTTTTTGGCTCCATGCTGATCTACATCAAAGGTACTGAGGAAAACGCGTCAGGCACACTTTGTTCGTACATTGATGCCCCCGTGACATTCACTGGCGGCTATGCGTTACCGAACAACAATGATGTGAACATGTTCTTTTCCGGCACTTTTAACTGGCGGAAGAAAAACATGCCGGCACTTCCTGATGCGCCGGTGGGAATATTTTCTTAGGAATTATTTCATTTTATTTCAAAAGCCCTTGCGAGATTGCGAGGGCTTTTGTATTATTGCCAAATGAAAGCAAGCGAATTAAGAATTGGAAATTTTGTTATAGCAACCGCCTATAGGTCGGATAAATTGCTTGTTACAGAGGTTAGAAGTATAAAAGAGCACTTTGCTAGCTTTGGTAATAAATGGCATCCTGTGTACCAGATAAACCACGGGTTTTACGAATCGGGTAGTGAGTGGGGATCAATTATAGAAACAGAAGTACATGGCATCCCCTTAACAGAAGAATGGTTACTGAAATTCGGGTTCAATAATGAAGGAATATTCACGCACTTAATGTATGACTTTGGTGCGAATGAAATAGGAACACTTCATAATACTATTTTGTTTAAAAATGGTACCGTTTCTATCCATAAAAAAACAGATACATGGGAGTATGTAATTGCGGAATGGTTAGACACATGGGGCGATCACTACGAAACCAAAACCTTGCAATACGTTCACCAACTGCAAAACATTTTTTTTGATTTAACAGGCCAAGAGCTTATTATTAAATAATGAACATGGCGCAAATTGAATTAACTCAGGAACAAACTAAGCTGTTAATTTTGGCAAGGCTCGGCAATTGTGGATATAATGGAAGAGACATGTATTATACGTTCGACCATGAAATATATAATGTATCTGGCGCTGTTCCGCCGAATAGTTTAATGTATGTAACATGTAAAGGCATTTTAGAGCGGATGGAATTTGAAATAAACAAAGGCAACCTTCAAATAGCAGAGGACTGCTTTAATATTAAATGCAAATGAATCAAGGAGTAATCATTTTGGCTTTGAAAAATAAAGCCTATTCATTGGGGGCGTTCAATCTCGCCCTGTCGATCAAGCATTATAATCCGGATATACACATTACTTTGGTATCCGATGGAGAGCACATGAAGAATTACCGCGCCGAGCATTACTCTGTGTTCGACTGGATCAAAGAGATAGAGAGCCGTGATTACCTGGATTCGAATGGAGCCTTCTCTCCTGCTCTAGCTAAACTAAGCATTAGCAAGTATGCTGTTTGTAAAGGAACACTATACATTGATGCGGATAGCATTGTTACGCAAGATCTTAAACCGCTATTTGACGAATTAAAAGGCTCGGCATTTAAATCAAATGTGCTGGAAAATTACACACAATGGACGGGCGCGGAAACGTTCAAAGATCAATTCGGAATTGAGCCTGGGATTACAATTAATTCATCTTGGTTTTACTTCGAAAAATCAAAGGTATTTTCCGAGGCGTTGAAACTATACAAAAAAGGCTTCCCGCTTGATAAGATCAGCCCGCGATGGGGTTCAACACTACCCGATGAACTATTCTTTAATGCGGCTATCGCTAAAACGAAAACAGATCCGGCATTCCCAGATAAGGTAATGTTTTTTGGCAACATGATCGACAAACGATCTAATACACAGCTTGAACAGGACTATTTCGCCTTTACATTATACGGCGGATCCAGAACAGTTCGGGATGTGTATGTGACGTTTTACGATAAACTGATGTTCAAATTCTGTTCAGCTGTTGGCATTGAACACTATTTTAAAGCAAGTGAAATATTAAAAGGTAAACACGTTCAGCAAAAATGAGAGAAATTAAATTCACCGGCCTAAAAGACAAGAACGTACAGGAAATTTATGAGGATGTAGTAATTTACAAAGATGTTTATCATAAAGAAAAGCATGGCATGGTTGAATTTAGCGAGGGCGCATGGTTAATTTCCTGTTTAAACGGTGACGACAAAGGCAACAATAATATAACACTTTTTGAAACAAGTGATCCTGTTGAAGTGATCGGAAAAGAACATGAAAAGAAAACATGAAAAGAATAATTAAATGGATATGGAATGAGGTTTGCCCATATGGTTTTGACTTGGTTTTTATTATTTATTGGTCAATTCCGGTTATTGGTCTACTTGTCGTTTTATCGATGATTTTATTTTGCTGCTGTACATGTTAGCTATCACGTCTATATCACCTCATCACGCAAACGGCGACATTCAGGCCGTCGCTGTTCAAAGCTGGATTGATCTCGGCTTGAAGGTGGTGAGCATTAATAGCAGATCGGAATGCGCAGCTTTAAAGCCGCTTTATCCTAACATTACTTTCGTTGAGACAACGCGAACGATGTCTTTTGATTTTGGCAAGCCTTACGTGGCTCTAAACAGCATTTTAGACTATTGCAAATACTCAAAAGAAACTCATTTCTGTATTATTAATTCGGACATTGAATTAAAGGCGGACAAAGAAACGGTTGATCGGCTGAAAGAGAAAATGAATAACACTATCGTATTAGCTAACCGGGTTAATTACGATCAGGATCATGTTGGCAACAGGTACTTAGACGGTATCGATGTGTTTTTTATTCATCGCAACTGGCTCGGTGTTTTTCCTGAATCGATGTATTGTCTAGGCCAATGCTTTTGGGATTATCACATCCCGTATACAGCAATTAAATCAGGGGTTGAGGTGGTGTTTATTGAACAGAACATTGCATATCACAAGAATCACAACGTGCAATACAGCCACGATAATTGGCTGAAAACGGGTAGGTTTTTCCAGTGGCAAAACGGGCTTTATCAATTCAGCTCAACGCAGGGGATCGGCCAAATGAGTAAGTACGTATATAATTATATTTACAGCGCATGCAGGCGCATTAAGATTTAACATTAAAACCAAAAACGATGATTGAACTACTATTTAATTTACTGACCGCCGCCGCGATAACCTGGCAGTCGTACAAAGTGATTTGCATCCGGCAATATTACATGTTAGATTGCCTTGTTACTGAAAGCCAATTAACATTCGATCAGCGATCTATTGCTGAGAAGCGCGTCATATGGGCAGATTCGGCTTATTTCGGCTATCTTATTTTAGGGGCATTATTTGCCGTTGATTGGTGGATTTTTTTGCTGATCCTTATTAAAAAATTCATCCCGAACAAATCGAAAACGGTAACATGGATTAGCGCATTATCCCAGGCGCTGTTATTGCTTTTCGCCGTCGCGAACACGTATATTTTCAAAATTGACCTCATTAAAATATTGTTCCATGGCTAGCATTGATATATTTTACAAAACCTACAAAAAAGACTTCAAACTATTAGAATGGTCCTTGAGGTCAATAGCACTAAATGTTACCGGGTATAACAAAGTAATTGTACTGATTCCTGCCAAAGAAAAACAGGACTACATTGATTTCTTTAAAGCGTCCCAATTGCCAGCGAACATGACAACTCACTGTGTTGATGAATACGGCAACGGCTACCTGTACCAACAAGCCTGCAAGATGAGCGCGCACAAATACACGGATGCCGATTTTATTCTATTTGCAGATAGCGATTGTATTTTCGATCACATAGTAGACTTGCAGGATTATATCGCAACAGGAAAGCCGGAATTGCTTTACACACCATACGACCAGGTTGGTGATGCAATTTGTTGGAATAAACCAACAGAGGATTTTATAGGGATGCCGGTTAATTACGAATACATGCGGCGCAACTGCTTAATTTACCACACCTTCAGCATTCGCGCAATTTATGAGAGTGAACCGAATTTAGAAAGCTACATAATGAGCAGCGAAAGGTTTTCTGAATTCAACGCAATAGGTGCTTACATTGCAATCGATCACCCGCAGATGTACAACATGATTAATACCGCTGAGGTGAGCGAATTATCGCCGCCTATTGGCACTCAATTATGGAGTTGGGCGGACGTTAATAACAATGATCCACTTCACAAGGCGGAATATCAGCGATCATTAGAGACAATTAACAGGGTATTTAATTTGAACTTAACACAACTATAACGATGGAATATAAAAAAGTAGCAATTGCCGATTTTGATAAAAAAAATGGAACTTATTTTACAGATCTTGGAGAAATGATTTACAACTCCGCTAATGGCTGGCTTGGAAAAACATGCTCAGGAACTTTTGCATGCACATCAGATGTGCCTGAGTATATTTTTATTCCATTAGATTATCATAAAATAATCGCTTTTGAAAAAGCCTGCCGCCCGCTGATTAAATACCTCTGCGAAAATCATCATCCGCATGTGTCGGTAATTGTAACGCCAACCGGCGCGGAACTTTTAGAAGGGAAGAAAACAACTGGCGAAATACTGGACTATTTAAAAGACTAGCTCGTAAAATGGTAATAACAAAAGAAGGCTATGCAATCATAGAGCGCGATAGTCATTTAGGTAAATGGGTAGTAGAACATGCGAGAATTGATTTTGATCATAACGCGCTACCCGCTTATTTGCCTTATTTTAAAGGCGGAACATTTGTTAATATTGGCGCTAACATTGGTTGCTACGCTTATCCGTTCGCTTTATTAGCTGACATTGTTATTTGCTATGAGCCAAACCCCGAGGCGTTCAGTTGCCTAAAGCATAATATGAGCGGATTTAAAAACGTCATTTTGCGCAACGATGCCTTGTCCGATCATTCGTTTCATTACTCGGTAACAACGCCTAATGATAACATCGGAATGGCTTTTATTGAGCAGAAAACGGAAGGAAAATTAACGAAGTCGTTAGACCGGGAAGAAATACCAAGCTGTGATTTTTTGCTCATGGACTGTGAAGGACATGAATTAAAAGTGCTAATCGGCGGCGAGCAAACTATAAACAAATACCGGCCTATTATGGTTATCGAAATTAACGATCACACATTGCGCAGGACAAATACAACCAGGGATCAAATTTTCGATTGGTTGACGGATCACAAATACACGTTCAGAAATATCTACGCTGAGCAAGGATTAGGAGACGATCAGCTGGATATTATTTGTTTTCCTTCAAAGTAATTACTGACCAATCTTTTTCAATAATATTTCTTGTTACATAATGACCGCCTTCAAAATGAATCCAAAGGGCTTCATCAATAAAATCATATTCAAAGTCAACAATGCAATCGCCCCATATGCTAATATTTTCTGGCAAAAAAGGTGTATCCTTTGTTTCAATTATCAAATATTGACCTACCATTCGGAAGCCCTTTAATAATTTTCTATCAATTATTAGATATGCGTCATTGCCTATCCATTTGCCAAATATTGATCTAGGCTCTGATGTTTCGGAATATCCTTCTATTCCATCTTCATAAATAAAATGCGATTTTGTGCTCATAGTGTTTTCTGTTTTAGGTAACCGGTTGTAACCGGTTACAATTTTATAATACTTCTTTGTTTTGAGGCATTATGCGATCGTCTGCTGCATAAATTAACTCATCTGGGTCTACCGCAAGCTCATTAGTATTGATCTTATTTAAAATTCCACTTATATTATAGACTCCATCGGCGTACGGCACAGATGGATTTACAATGCACCGCCCCCACATCTTTAAATTTTTTACCAATGCCGTAAATCTATGGTAACGAAAAACCATTATACTAAAAAGTTTTGCCGCTTTAAAACGCGTATTATAAGGTTTTTTTTTATCTAAAAAAACATTTTTTAGATTATCGTATCGGGTGCCAAATATTCGTTCTATTTTTTGGCAGTTATCTATATTGCCTATCATATTGTTGTCATTTATTTGCTTTCAAATATACATCAAAAATCTAGTACTTTTAGAAAAGTTGAAATAAAATTTAATTCCTTCCTACTTTTGATGTATGCGAAAATACATCAAGTTAGACCGCCCGGCAATTCAGAATTGCGGCGGCAAAAAGAAAGGCTCAGGATGTAATTCATGGGCTGGTGCAACAACTCTCCAAACAAAAATTAAGATCGCGGCATAATGCTGGAAGAAGACATTATTCTTAATGCATTAAATTTAGCTGTTTCGGCTGCCAAAAACCTCAAAAAAAAAGAGGGCGAGATTGATCTGCATCCACTTTACAAGGATGCGGTTGAGATGTGCGAGAGTATCAGCTATCACGCTGTAAAAGGTGTATTCCCGGATAAATTATTTAAACACCGTTCCCCGAACGAAACGGATAAGGAAAGCGAGTACATCAAAAAAAATTACAAGCAACTCACATTCCCGGTATTCGTAGATTATTTGTCCACGATCACCCGCCCAATGGGTGATGGAAATTGGAGCATTGATTATCAGGAAGATTCGGCGGAATATAAAACGGCGAATAAAACCTTTCAGCAATATGTTGAGAATGAAATTCCCATTTTCGGATCGCTAGAAAACTATGTAAAATTCATACTTCCTTCGATAAAAAGTATTGATGCTAATGGATTCGTAGCCGTTCGCCCATACGAAATGCCAACAGTTGTAAACGAAGAAGGAATTGCCGTTGTTGACTCTTCAGATCTATTCCGTCCAACTATTTATTACTTCGCTTTTAAAGATGTTGTAAGTTATAAAGATGGCGAATACTACTTGTTTTTAAGTAAAGAAAAAAGCCCCGTTTTATACGGACAAGGAACGGTTAATGAAGGTCTTGTGTTTGAGCTTTACACCCGCAATTCCATTATTCGCATTATTCAGCAGGGGAAAAAAGTTGATTTTGATTTTCGGGATGAGGAATATTACAGGCACGATCTCGATCATTGTCAGGTTGAGCAGCTAAAAGGCATTCCGCATTTAAAGGAAGACATGATTCTCTGGCAATCTCCATTTTTATACGCAACTGATCTTTTAGATTTAGTCGCAACAAATGGGAATTGGGAACAGGCAATGATTAATAAGTGCGTTTTCCCGATACCGGTAATGTTCGGTGATCCTTGCGATTTCGCAGATTCAGAAGGCAATAATTGCTATGATGGAATAATTACAAATCAAGAAGGCGAAAGAAAAACGTGTCCATCCTGTAATGGGCAAGGATTAAAATCACGCCTAGGACCTTTAAGAACATTGCTTATAAGGCCAACTACAAAAATGGAGCAAGGCGAGGAAAAATCATCACTTCCACCGCTGCAGTATATTTCTCCTGATGTTACAACTCTTGAATTCATTCACAAAAAAGTAGAATCGGACACATTAAAAGCGCGCGCAATTTTAAAACTGCGCAACAAAAATACAACCGTTCAGGTTAATGCCGGCGATGTTACGGCTACGGAAATAGTAGACGATGCGAAAGGTATGTACGCATTTGTTAAGCCGATCTCAGATCAGATTTTCGGCATTTACGAATTTCTATTAAAGGCTATTGGGCAGCAACGATACGGAGAAAAATTTGTTATGCCGGTACTATCTTATCCTAAAACATTTGACTTTAAATCGCCAGAGGATTATTTAAACGACATCAAAGCCGCGACCGAAAATAATCTGCCACCTTCATTTGTCAAGATCATCTTAATGCAGTACATAAACGCATTTTATGGTGACAGCGAAATGGTTAACCGCATATTCAAATTAGTAGATGCTGCTGATACTTTATTTGGATTAAGCCAGGACGAAATTAACATGAAGGTTGCCAAAGGTACAGCAGCCAAGTGGCAGGATATTTTGCACTATTCGATTTTAAATTACATAAATGATTTTATCCGCGAGGATGACAAATTCATGGATAAGAAGATACAAGATCAGGTTGAATTGCTGGAAGCAAAAGCAAAAGAGGTGCAACTAGAAATTGAAGGCAAGACAGTCGATAATATTTTAGGATCGCTCGTACCTGATGGGGGGGGTAATCCACTAGCATCCTCCGTGGGTGGATTAACAGGAATGATCGACATTGTGAAGGCTGTTTCGTCTGGTGTTTATGATTTGGATGCAGCAGTTGCACTGGTATCACAGCGATTTGGAATTTCAGAAGAAGAGGCGAGAAAACAATTAGGAACGCCGCAGGTGATTCAATCAGCGCAACAAGCGGACAAGGTAGCAACACTTACATAGAATGCCAACATTTGAGGAGCTTTTAAAAGATAAAAACAAACGGTTGGAAGAAATTCCAATGGCGCTTCAAACGGCCGTTCAAAAGCAACAGAAAAAAGTATTAGAAGATGTTCTAGGCAAACTATCTCAGCTGGATGTTAAGGATGGGCAAATAAAAATCAACTCGAAGAATATAAAGGCAATAGCCGATATTTCAGAGGAATTAAAAAGCGCTCTTTTAAACGATGAATACCTAAAAGCTGTAAAGGCTTTCAGCAAAGAATTTGACGTTCAGGCGACAATCAATAATAAATTGATTAAAGCTGGATTCGGCGAAACCGAAAACCCAATTGCAGCGGAAGCGTATATTAATATTGCAAAGCGCGGAGCGGTTGACGCGCTCGTAGGATCACCGATAGATTCTAATTTTATTAAGCCGATTCAGGGATTGCTAGAACAGGCTGTAATAAGTGGCGCAACAATAAATGAAACGATCACATCTGTTAGAACATTTGTTGAAGGAAGTGCGGAATCAGACGGTAAGATTTTAAAATACGTCAAGCAAATAACGAACGATTCATTTGCTATTGCTGATCGGTCATACACAAGCATTGTAAGCGATTATCTTTCAAATGACTGGTTTTATTACGCCGGGTCGGAAGTTGAAAATACACGATGTTTTTGTGAGGAACGCGTCGGAAAGTATTTTCACTACAAAGAAATTGAAAGCTGGGGCAATGGTGAGAATTTAGGTGATTGCAACACAGGCGGCGGAAAATGGGCCGGCCAAATACCTGGAACGAATGCTGCAACTATTTACTCTTATTTAGGCGGCTACAACTGCCTTCATTCTTTGGTCCCAGTTAGTAAGGCAATAGTTCCAGAAGCAGACATTGAACGCGCAAGATCATTAGGATATATTAATTAACCAAAAACCAAAAAAACGATGAATTACATCACAAACGAGGACGGCGACATTAAAGTGCGCTATACAAAAACCGGAACTGAAAAATTCCTTCCAAAAAGAATCGCAGAAGACAAGCACATTGCCAAAGGGCAGGAATTCGAGATCGTCCCTGCACCGGAGAAATTCGAATTTTCAATTCCAACAGAACATGAAGCGCTTGTTTCGAATCCAGAATTAACAATTCCCGAGATCGTCCCTGCGCCGGAGAATGAAATTGAAGAAGAAAAAACAGCAGATGTTGCCCCTGCTAAAAGAGGGCGTAAACCAAATACCAAATAACGATGGCATTAGAAGTAAAAGAAGTACTCGAATATCTGGGCATGAAGCCTGACGAGGTAAAAACAATCGAAGACCTTAAAACAGGCTTCGACAAAGAATTTATCAGAACATCCCTGATAAATGAAGATCTTGAACCCGTTAAAAAAATTACCGGTAAAGTTCTGGGTATCGTTGAGAGTAAAATAAAGGCTCTTGCAAAAAACGTTGAAATTGATCTTGACTCGGACGATTTCAAAAAGAAAGAAAAGATCACCGATAAGATTGAATACGTATTCTCAAAATACGATGAGAAAAAAACATCAATCATTAAAGATCTGGAAGCGAAGGCCGGCCAAGGCAATGATGAGAAGGTTAAAGAATGGGAGCAAAAGTACGAGAAGCTGAAAACAAAGTACGGAGAAACCGATTCGCTGCTAAAAAACACCAGCAAGGAGTATGAAGATTTTAAACAAAATTCTGAAAAAAATCTCCGCTCTGTAAAAATCGGCGTTCACAAAAAAGAACTTTTCGGAAAAGCTAAATTTATTCCTGAGATTAATGAATATGCCAAAAAGGGATTCATTAACGAATTTGAGGAAAAATACAAAATTGATCTTGATGAAAACGAAAAGGTTATCATCATGGACAAAGAAGGCAAGCGCATTCCAAATCCAAAAGTGACTGGTTCATTTTATGAACCCGAAGATTTGCTCACAGAAGAGCTTGTAAAGGCAAAGATGTTTGAGCTTAATCCACAGGCTAAAAGACAGCAAACAACAAGCCGGCAGCAGACAACGACGGCGACAAGAACAAATGATTCACAAGCCGTCCGCAAAGTAGCGGAGCGATTAGGGTAAAATATTTGTAAGTTTTATTTTCAAAAGGCCGATCTAACAGTCGGCCTTTTAGTATTTTTAGAAAAGTAATTTAAAATCATTTTTCCTATTTACATTTGCATTAACAACGCAATTGTTAATCATTACTTCCTGGCTTTATTCCTAGCCTTAAAAGGTTTCTGGTGCATCCTCGCCTAAATGGATTAAGTAAAAAATAATCTAAAATCTTTTAATCATGAGTTATTCATTAGGCGAATTTGTCCAATGCGAAACTATTCAGAAATTGATTGATACTGAATTTGAAATTTGCCCTGCAATGGAATCAATGCCAGCAATGGAGGCGATCCTGCAAACACAAAAGGCAAATGGTATTTCTCAATCAGTTTCGGACGGCACAGGGAAAGTAAAGACGGTGAAGGTCGTTTATGATCAACGCTTTCTCGAATCATCCGTAGTGGCCGGCAATGGTGCGCGTACATGCGTTTCAAATACAGCCACAAAAAACAACTTCCAAACATACGGAATCGACCCGGATGCATACCTGCGTGCTGAGGACGGCTTCACAATTGCAGAGCTTTCAACTGTTTGCACAGAAGATGCTCAATCATTGCTTTCAAAGAAAATATACAAAATCATGGATGTTCTTGAACGCGCTGTTGCCACAAGAACAGCGAGCGAGCTTGTTTCTCTATATGGAAAATGGGGATCAAACGTTTCCACTGTTGGAACAGTGAACGGATCTGATGAATTTGAAGTTGCCACGCTGATCTCAGCCGCAAACAAAAACATCAACTACCAGGCAGAGCCTAAAATTGATTTAGCTTTACAGCTGAGCGGTTACTGCTCCACTCCTATTTTCGTTGGCGGGTCAACGCTTTACGAATACGGCCGCGCACTGGATGCCGGTTGCTGCTCAATGACAGGGGTTAACATTCTTGACATGGCTAACCAATTCGGACACGTTTATTTGTTTGATAAGCGCGTAACAACTGCGCTCGGATCTGCAGATAAATCAATCGTGATGCAATCAGGATCGGTTGCACTGATCTACTACAATGAAGCAGGTCAAATCCCGAACATTGGCGCTAACTACGCTAAGATGAAAATGTACGCACCACGTACAGGATTGCCAATGGACATCGTAATTAAAGACGATTGCGGTACGATCTCAATCGTTGGTTACGTTAACACTAAATTGGTTGGACTTCCGCAAGATCTTTACCAGGTTGGTGATGAATACAGAGGTGTTACCTATGTAAACAAAATCAAAGTAGTAAATCCTGCATAGTAAATTGGGGGCTGTTTTGCATCGTTTCAGCCCCCTTTTTATATTTTCGTTATGACCTGTTTCGACAATCTCATTGCTATACGATCTACTTGCGGCGGCACTGCTGGCACGAGTGGTTTTTTTATTGAGGATATCGGAATAACAGCTCATGAGTGTGGAAATTATATCAATTCAGAATATACAAGTGGAGCGGATTTAATTAATGATAAACTGAGATTTTCAACAGATGTCGTTCGCAAAACAATTTCTAATCACTTTGCATCTCACATTATTTCAAAGAGCCTAATTGAATCTCAAAGGCTTGGCCAATACCAGGATTCATTACAGATGAAGGCCGGATCGGCATCAACATTAGGCGGCATTTCAATTACATTAAATAATTCAACGAGCTATTACAATGTGTTTGTAAACGAGATTTCTGTTCAGGTTGATGTAACACAGAACGTCAATGTTTTGGTATACAACCTTGTCACTGGATTATTGCTTGACACACTCACGATTGCTGCAACGGCCAATCAAATTAGCACACTGGTGGTAAATAAAACGTATTCAAGCAACCGGCAAAAACTAGATCTGCTTTTTGTTTATGATACAACAGGAATAAATTCAAACAATACAATATTGTACGCGACTGATTGCACGTCTTGCAATGGATATACGTATCGAAATAATTACATTTCAAGCGCGCCCGTAACAGTATTAAATTCCGATGCTAAAATACGAAGCTCACTAGCCTCGGCAACACATACTCACGGCCTGAGTATTAATTATTCCATTCAATGCTCAATTGAAAATTGGCTGTGTGAAATAGCTAATCTGATGTCAATGCCTATTCTTTACCACACAGGTATTGAGATCATGACTTATGCTTTATTGTTCAGCAAACGGCAGAATAGTTCAACAACAATCGATGCTGAAAAAAACGAAAAAGCATTATCGTTTTACCAGGCGAAGTACGACGAGGCATTATCAGCTACAATAAAAAAAATAAACCTGCCTAAATATGATCCATGCTTTAAATGCGATCAGGCGATTAAATCGGTTGTTATGCTACCATGACAACGGATGAATTTTTAAAACAGCAGGAAGCGAAAATAAACGCTATAATAAAGGAAAATAAACCTCTTGAAATAGCAGTAAGGAGCGTTATGGCTTTGCAGTCGAATAGAATTTTCCTGCAAGCATTAAACGCAGAAGGTGGTATAATTGGAAATTATGTTGGCGGCGAAATTTACATTTCTCCGAATCAAAATAAAAGTCTTCCAAGATTCCCATTAAAAGGAAAATCAGGAGAAGATGTTTTTAAAAACGGTAATAAGCACAAAACGGGTTATTTCGGCAATTACTTAGCCTTCAAAAAGGCGATAGGTAGGAACAAAAGAACAACAAATGTCGATCTTTTTTTAACTGGTGAATTGTCGAGAAATTGGGCAAATGCTCAGGCATTATCACAGGCGCAGGCCAGAAAAATAAGCGCTCACAATTACATTGTTGCGTTATCCGAAAGAAATGCAAATAAAGTGGAGAGATATGGAAATGTTTTCGGGATCAGCAAAAGCGAAAAGGCGGCATTCTTGAAAGTGCTGCAGTTTGAATTTACAAAAGCAATGCAATGAATAAGCAGGTAATAGATTATTTGAACACTAAATTAGAGTCGCTCAGCTTCTTTAATAAAATCTACTGCCTGGCTGAAAAAATAGAACGCGAAGAAAAAAGCTATCCGGCTATTTACAATACTAATAACGCTTATGTAGAAATTGAACTAGACCAAACCGGATCCATTTGTTACTGGCGGAAGCCTAACGATGTGGTTTTTTCGCAGCAGTCAAATTCTACTGGAATTGGAATTGACTATACTGCTTCGTGTACATTAAAGTTGGTTGGGTTCGTAAAAAAAGACCCAGCTTTAAACGATCAGTATTTTGCCGATAAGATGTGCCTTGCTATAATTTCAAATCTGACTGTTAATAATTCGGCATTGAAAGTTATTTTAAAGGCAAAAAAAGCAACCGTCTCAGCAACTCGATACTCAACCGATCCAAAGGCTATTTCACAGGATGAATACAACAATATAAATTTCGAACCGCGATATACGCATGCTTATTTTTCAATTGATTTTGAATTAGATTTTGTGACCAATTCACAATGTTATAACGAACTTTGCAATGAGTAATAATAAATCCGTACCTCAATTTAACCCGCTTGCAGCTCCATTTGTAAGTGCTGATCTATTCCATGTCGTAAGATCTGGTGTTGATTATAAAGTAGATTACGTTACATTGCTGGCATCTTTGAATGCAGATTTAACGCCCAGTGGTGGTGTCGCCGGATTGGACGTTGATTATATCCCCGTTGCAACATCATCAACATCATTAGGCAATAGCTGGTTGTCTCAGAACCCAAACGCTATATTTATTGAAGACGACAAGACATTCAATTCATCTAACAGCAATTCAATATTCGATCTTGGTGGTGGGGATTATATTCAGGCCACAAACCTAGATGTATCGGACACAGCACAAATAACTTTAGACGCTACCACATCATCTACTTTATCGCACAGTAAGAATGTTCGATTGATATCGGATATGAATAATACTGAGCTGCCAGCACTTAGTATGCCAGCAGCTGGTATTACATCATTGGATTCTCCATCCGGTTTTGAGATAACCGGCGGCACAAAGTTCCTATCTGAAACTGCAAGCCGGGTTCCTTACCTGGATTCAAATAAAAGGCTTGTTGCAAGTACTGTAACTCCGACTGAGTTAGGATATGTAAGTGGCGTAACATCCAATATTCAATCGCAAATAAATGCGTTAACTGTATCATCAAAAGTATTTAATTATTTAAATTTTTCATAAAATGCCAGCAAACACAACACCTATTTTTGTAGCAACGCCTAACACTGTTAGTGCATCTCTTGGAACTACTGCAAATACTGCATCTGATGGATCAGGAACATTGGTAACTCTATTTACGGCTGGGGCAAACGGAAGCCGTTTAGATTCAATTACAATCACAAACTCGCAAGCATCCGCTGCAGCTTCTTCTGCAAATGTTATCAGAGTATTTGTTACTGATACTTCAGGGGCTAATCCAAGGATTATTTCAGAGATTGCTTTTCCGGCAGCGACTAGAACTACAGCTGTTGTCGGGCAATCCCAAACAATAACATATGTGAATGGCCTATTATTATCCAGCGGTCAATTAGTAAAAATATGCCAGGCAGTATATGCCGGTGCTCAGGATCTGACTGCAGCCGTTGCCAGAGGAGGAGATTATTAATGCGTTCTGAAGCAGCATATAGAATTCCAATTAACAAAGGTTCTGAAATGTTTTTTGGAGCCTCTTTCCCATTGTGTAATGAGGCTGCAAAATTCTTTTCTATATGTCAGGAAAGTGGCGGATTTATTTCTGCAATAGACAAATTCCATATAAATAATGTAATTGAAAATTTAAAAGCAACAAAATCTCTAAATAAAAACACATCAAATTGGGAAGAAGCGGATGCAATATATTTGGGAGCGATAAACAAAATTGTTGCTATTAAAAATTTAAAAGGTGACTATTTTCACGGCAGGATAGTTAATGACTATGCTAACTCATTTACAGATGGAAATGGATTTACCGGGAATTCAAGTAATTTTTACATTTCAACTGATTATAATCCAGGAAATACGGCATCAGGATTTTATAAATGGAAACAAAACTCAGCAAAATGTTTCTTCCTTAATTTAAGCACGGCATTAACGACGGGCTATTCTTTAGGGTCAACTAATTTGGCGTCATCAGCTGGAACAGTTATGGCTGCTGGACAAACAAACTATATTCCGTTTATGGATATAAACGTTAACAGTTTTGCCGCTTCTGCCGCTGGATCAGTTAATACTGCTTATCAACGGTGTTGGGTTGGAATGTCAAGAACTGGAGCATCTACAAATATAAGATATGTTGATGCCTCGCCTATTGCCACAGATACGCATGCTTCTACCACTATTCCACCATTTCCGTTTGTTGAATTTGCCCGAAATAAAGGTGGTGTTATTCAGGATTTTTCAAATAATTCAAAAGGCATAACGGTATACGGAAGCAAAGACATTGATGATTTTCAGGTGCAAAAAATATTTGAACAATATTTTTTAAAACCAAGAAACAAATCCGACTGGATGCCAAATAGACTGCAAACACTCGGCGATTCAATGACAGCTCAGGGGATAAATGGAAATTATGGACGATGGAGCCGTACCGTATTGGAGACATTAGGCAATACCTGGCAGGGTCACATTGATGGGTTGGCCGGCGGAACTATTGCTCAGGTATCAGCAATTGCGGTAACGAATACAGATCCATTTCAGAAACCATATTTATCACGTGATATTATTGCGTTCATGGCCGGTACAAATGATCTTGCGAACAGTTCAGCAGTAACCGGTACAGACATCTACAACAGGTATAAAACATTCGTTGCTGATCGAAAAACGGCAGGATATAACAAGTTCATTCTTATGGCAATGATGGATCGCGATGCAACATTTTCAGGCGGCCAAACACAGGCCGGTTTCGATATTGGCAGAGCGTTGTTCAATACGCTGATGCTGGCAGATTTCAATGTGTCAACGTCAGTATCAAATGTTTATACGTCAACTATTCCATCATGGTCGGGTTGTTGTTTCGTGCACACTATGGCCGATAGTCGCTTTCAGAACGCATCGGATACTACTTATTTTATGGCTGACGGTATCCATCCAAATACTACGCTAGATGACATCCTAGCAAATGATTTTATTATTCCAACAATAAACGCAAACATTGTTTAATCTCCTATGTCAGAAGCTCAGAAAATAAAAGCAATATACGATCTCGTGTATGAAATGCACGGAGATATGAAGTTAATCAAATTACAACAGGAACAGCAGGCCAAAGCAATAGAAGAACAAGATAAGAAGATAGAAGGCATTGTGGCGGATCGCAATAAGGTAGTAGGCGTTATGTGGCTAGGTGCTGCATTAGGCGGAATTACTGGAATTGGTGCCTTTATTTTGTCTGTTATAAAGCATTAAAAAGTCCGGTGAATTACCGGACTTTTTAGTTTCCTAGCGTGATTGGCTATTTATTGGCAATTCGTAACCGAGCTCCGTTAAGAAATTATATAAGTGATAACTTACCTTGTACTGAAGCGGCTGTGTTGGGCACCATAAGGCGCCGGTAATAAATGAGATATAGAATTTCTCGTTGAAATGATCATTATCCAGAATAACCTCGAGCTTCTGTTCGTGGCGAATGATCTTGTAGTCTTTTTTCGGATAGGCCGGCGATTTCATCCAGCGCTGAACTAGTGATATAGCATGATCATCGGTTATATTGGATAGGAGTTTCAATGATGTAGCAAATGCATTATCGCCGCAAGGGCGACAGTTCGGAAAACTGGCGCATTTCTGCACACACATTCCATTTCTGCCGGCCATTATCCATTTTTCAGTTGTGCCCAGCGACTTTTTACTGCAATCAGGGCACAACCAAAGCTTTTTTTGCTCATTATGTATCAGGTAATTTTCTTGCAAGCCAAGCCCGCATTCTTCACAAGGCGCTACGTCATAATAGCCGCCATCCGGCTCTCTTTGCTCCTGCGATCTTAACGGCTTGCTTTCCTGATTAACGTCTTTAAATCCGGCTTTAAGCGCTCTGATTTGTAAATCTTTTTGTTCCAGTACTATTTTAACCAGTTCAAGTTCAGGATTTTCGTAAATGTTTCCGATCACTTCCATTTGAGCACCTCCGTTCATGTGCCAATCGTCCATTGTTTTAAGGTTGTGAAGTTGCCCCCATGTGCCAATCATGCCTTTTGTTCTTTTATTATGCGTCCACTCTATTCCAAAAACGCCGTGCGAAAATTGAACATCTCCCACGCTTATCTGTGTTTTAATAATATCCCCCTCATAGATTTCCTTTCCGTTCTTGTCTTTTAGGCCCGTGTACTGCATCAGTACAATGCCGTCATTTTCGCATCGTTTAAAACCAGCTGCTCCATAATGAATTTCAGTGAACTCATTAAATTGAATGAACCCAGCCAGCTGATGCATCGAGTTCAATTTTTTGTCAAATGCTCTGAATTTAATTTCTCTCATCGTTTTGTTTGTTTTTGAATTTATATTCTACGAATTCCGTTTGATCCATTAATTTCCCGTCGAATTCCACGAATCTCTTTCCGCCGTAAGCGCGACCGTCCTGGTCTCTGTTTAGCTTGTCAAATTCTTTCATTTGATCTTCAACGAACATCTTCATCTCATCCGTAACAACATCTTCCTGTTTTTTAATTGGCTTAGGAAATGCTTTGAATGATTTTGCTAATTCTTTAGCCTGCTCATATTGGTTTTTCCAGTCTATATCCTGCTTTGTTGGTTCTTGGTAAACAAGCGGCAGTCCTTTGAAATTTCGCAGCTTCCGGCGATCTGAATAATTTGATTTGTTCCCCAACATAACGACTGTACACATTTCGTTAAGCCTTGACATGCAACGAAGTCCGTATCTTTGGTTCATCTGATCAGAAGAAAGATTTGTCGTGAAGTGCGTTTTAATTCCTGTTTGCTGAAATAGATCATATCTGAACTGGATAAATTTTTCAAAAACTTCAACGGTTTCCCCGAAGTGCTTTCCTTTATCCTCTGTTCCAAGATCATCAAACAGCACATTTCGCTTTGTCCATTTGTTGAAAACCAAATGCCCAACCGCGTTATCGTTAAATTGCAAAACGACATCGAGGCAATTAACAATAACAAAGGCATTATCGTAATTAACAGGCGTTACCCTTTGGACCATTTTAAAAATTAACGTTTTGCCACCGCCAGGATTCCCCAAAATTAGCAAGCCTGTTTTGTTTTTTTTCAAAACGTCAATACAGCTGATTACAGCCTCTTTATTTTCTTGATCATACAAATACCCTCCTTCGAGTACATAAGTCGCGTATTCGTCAAATCTTGCCGTTAAATCGGTTTCTTTTAGTCTTACTGTTTCCATTCTAAATCCTGTGCTTGGGTTATTGTTTCTTTTTTGCCGGAACTTTTTTCTTTTGAAATTTTTGAATTAATCCTATTTGGGAAATACTCTTGCAATTCGTTTAAGCTGTCACCTGTTCGATTTTGAGATGCGATGTGAATAAAAAAGTCTTCCAGTTCCTGCAGTAATTTTTCTTTTGAAAATCCAAATCGCATGCAATTTGCTTCCAGCCAAACGTCAGCATTTCTCAGCTCTTCTTTTTTTTGATTCCAGTCCAAAACAAATTTTTTGGGTGGTGAGTTTCCATTCCCACTATCCCTTCCTATTCCCTTCCTGTTATCCATTCCCTTCCCTTCCTGCGTGCAAGATTGACCCAACGTTGGGTCATGATTGACCCTATTATTCTTTGATGAGTTACAAGATCGGCACAACACTTGTAAATTATCGGGTTCTTTGGTGCCTCCAAGGGAAATCGGATGTATATGATCAATCGTTAAATCTTCCGTTTTACCGCAATTTTTACACTCTCTACCATCCCTCTCGTATATCTCGTTAATTTCCTTTTTTGTAAGCGGAGTAACAACTACTGAACCTTTAAAATCTTCGCTTACAGGTGGCAGTATTGATGGAACTTCCTTATAGTGCGGAACCTGATGTTTTAGAAATGTCCTTATTTGAATTAACTTCATTCCGCCAGCTTGGTATCTAATTATAAATTTGTTTTTTTCGAGACCGTCCAATATTTTATCAACGTCAAGATCGTCATAAGGAAAGATGTCAGCCTTAAGTCTTTTTGGCCGATCTTCTAATCGTCCATCTCTATCAGCCTGAGTCCATAAGCCAATAAACAGTAGTCTTGAAAAGGCACACAAATCGGCGAGCTCTTCATTTTTAAAAAATTCCGGCTTAATTGTTCTTATTCTGGCCATTCTTATTCTCGTATTTATTTTTGATTTCTTTAACTTTTCTCTCCACTTCCCGGCGCTCTTCCAAAGTGGATCCGGATTTTAATTCGTCAACGTCCAGTTTTTGTTTGATTGGTATTCGAGTAATTACTTCCAATACCTCAACGTCTTCAATCTTGGTGATATAGGCTGTTTCTCCGTACTCCTTACAGATTATTTTTAAGATATCTTCATCCGAAGTATCAATAAAATTTCTCTCTCCTGGTTTGTCAAAGATTATGAAGTACACAACCTTCAATTGGTTAAATGGTGTTCCGTTTAATTTTAAAGTCATAAATTTTGTTTCAAAAGTGATTGATAATGTTCTTTGATCTCCACCAGCTGCTGCCGGCTGTACTTGTAATTTCGATGTTGATCTTTCGTTGCTTCCAGGTTCTCGATGAAAGCAGCGCCGTATCTTTTTATTAGTCCATCCCGGTACATCAATTCATTCCCGCTTTTAAAATCATTACACACGCTGCATTGCTTGTGGCAATTCTCCTCTGAGAAGATCAGGCCCGAGTAAATCTCAGCTTTTAGATAATGTCCACCGTCCCATTGCTTTGCTGTTTTACATCCACATGAAATGCAGGGTAAATTTGCATCACGTTGCCTTATCCACTTTTGAAAAGGCTTTCGGGCTTCTGCTTCCAGCTGGCTGAGCGTTTTGTTTTTATCGTACCACTCCTTTTTCTCCTTTTTTGCATCAGCTAAAAAACGTTTGCTGTTTAATTCTGCCGATCTAGCTATTGCGCATCCGGGACTACATACATACTGTAAAGGATTCCGAGGTGAAAATGGATTTTTACAGTGCTTGCATTTCTTGTCTTTTAGTGGCCGAATTGATCGCATAAACATTAATCTATTTTCGATTTAAAATGTGTAATAATTTTTTCCAATTCGTTTTTATAGAACTGTTCGAAATCCAACCCGCCACCTGTCTGCTCAAAAAGAATAAACAAAACAGCCCTTAATCTTTGGCTGGGTGTTTTATTCTTTTTGCCTGATGCTAATTTTGTCGCGTCTACCAACTCTTCTTCCAGTTCAGTAATATTACTGTCAGAGATTAATATTTTGCTGTATTTCCCGCGCAGCTGAAATAAGTCACCGGCTTTATTGGAATCAAGCTCCTGCGTTCCAAATGAAATTTTAATTGTTCCATCCTGGCGAGTGCTGATATTCTCTATTGATCCTTCTAATACTATTTTCATAATTACTTTTTATTAAAAACAGTCTCCGTCGTGCCGTCATTATAAAAATAATGCGTTCTATCCCTCCAGTCCTCTCGATCAATGCATCTTCTTTTAAATGGTTCAGGTGGAGCATTTAATATTACTTTTCCTTTTCGATCGTATGATTCAATGTCGTAGTCTCTTCCGCCGATTACCTTCATGTATGCTTGATCTTTTGGAATGTATGTTTCGTAAAACTCAAAATACTCAGCCTCTGTGCCTTGGAATATTATCTTGCCATAGCCCCACGATCCCGTATCGATATATCCTCGTTTTATGATAGCATCCCGGCATACTTCTGGGAACGCACCTTTAATGTCTATTTCCCAAATTCTTTCCTTGCTCATTATTTTGAAAGTGTTGCAAAGTCGTAAGCCTCTTTTAATTTGTCAGCCTGCTCTTTTGTAAGAGTAAACGCCTTTATTGCTGCATCGTATTTTTCGGTTTCGCCGCTTAGGATGAGATCAATAGTTCTTTTTAATTGCGCATCATTAGGCACTGGCTTTATTGGCGGAGTATTTAGAGGTTTTTTATCATCTTTTTTATCGCCTAACCCCTTGAACACATCCATTCCTATTCCTAAGTAAGAACATATTTTCGTTAGAGCATCTGTTGCAGCCCCCTTGTAGGCATCTCCTAAATCTGCGTTATCGTTTCCACCATAACTAGGTATGCGAATACCGTATGTAGGTATAGTCAATACTGATTCAACAACAACCATTTTTCCCTCTTTAACTATTTCCCTGTTCTCGAATTGATAAGATCCGATTCCGAAAACATCGTTAAGCCTTTCAATTACATAAATAGCTTTTATGGAGCTTAAATATGTTTTTGTTGGATGAGGAGTAACCGCTTCTTTTGGCAATGGTTTTTTTAAAAGCTCAATTTGTTTTTCTGTTAACTCTTTGTTTTTTGTTTCCATGTTTGTTTTTGTTTAGGATCTTCCTGTTCTAAGACTGATTCGGATTCCTCGCGGCCGACATCTTATCGAAATATTTTTTCATTAACACACAGTAATATGTCCATCATTAATGCCGTTGTATTTTTTTCTTGCTCCAAAAAGCGCATCGCCTCATCTTCATTTCTTGCGTACACTTCCTTGTAACAAGTATACCTTGCTCTATAAACATTTTGCCCTAAAATCTTATTTAGTTCTGTTTGTAGAGCCATTATATCGAGGGGCTCCCTGTTAAAATTTTGAATAATATATCCCAGTTCTCCATTATCTATATCAAATTTTATATCAGCGAGATCGGGATGATTATCTTTTAGTTTTGAAATTGCTTCTTCGTAATTCATTCTAGTTGTATGTTTGATTGTTTATATTTATCTTCGTATTTCTTAGTCATTAAACTTCCCCAGCAAGCAGTAAGAATAAAAGCTGCGAATAATGTGTGGGAAAGGAGCTGCCAGTAGTTCGCTTTCATGTTATTTGGTTTTAGAATTGTATTTTTCGATTAATTCAATTGGTGATAGCCCTTCAGATCTTTTATTATTAATTATTGCGAATCCAGAAGTAGAATAAAATTCAGCCCTGTTTTTAGCTAAAAATATCGTGTAATTTTCAAGCAAATTTTTTTCTCCCGGCACTTCCAGCCCCATCTCTATCATTTCAGAGGAGGAGAGAAGGATATAATCAAACTCATTCTTATCAGTTAAATTAAAACCAAACATCGTGTGTGGCGATCCTTCAAGGATATATTTAACTACATACTTTTTTTCAAAATCTAATTTTTTAAGATCAATTTTCCCGATCTCAACAAAGAAGTAAGGTGTGTTTGGTTCCATTATTTCGCTTTTTGCATGTAAAAATTATTACAGAAATCAACCATTGCATTGTATGGAGTGTCGCCAAATCCAACTATGCAGTCGTTCGGAAGCGTTCCGAACAAGAAACAAAATTGATTACCATCTTTTGAAAATGCAGGGTTTAGCATTTTTACTATGTTCATTTTTCTTTCATCTTCAAGGTTTGAAGTGATTTGATCTGCTATTTGAGATCCTTTGTAGTGGTCAAAATCTATTTTCATGGTTTTTCAGTTTGTTTTTATAATAAGTAATCTTATGTCATCATTTTACATTTCTATTAGTTGTGGATATTCAGGTTTGCTTCCGTCGTAGCTCCAGTGCTGTTCTACTTTTATAGGCTTAGATTCCAAATGAATAGCGCAACTATCCATTTCTATCGTTGTCCATAGAACGTTGTGCATGACCTCTGGTATTGCTAGTCCACGTTCGGCAGCGTATTTTATCAGCTCTTCCGGGTCAATTTCTTTTATAAAAGAAGTGCGGCGTACGTTTGGATCAATCACAGGCATCAGCTGCAGTGCTTGTTTTTCGTTCTTAATAATTATTTCTAAGAGTGTTTTGCTCATTATCTGGATGTTTTTTAAGGTTAAGGCGGCCGGGCTTTCCGGCCGCCTGGTAATTTTTAGCCGTAGCCGTAGCCGTAGCCGTAGCCGTCGCCGGAGCCGGAGCCGTAGCCGGAGCCGGAGCCGTAGCCGTAGCCGGAGCCGTAGCCGTAGCCGGAGCCGGAGCCGTAGCCGTCGCCGTAGCCGTCGCCGTAGCCGTCGCCGTAGCCGTCGCCGTAGCCGTCGCCGTAGCCGTAGCCGGAGCCGGAGCCGTAGCCGTCGCCGGAGCCGTCGCCGTCGCCGTAGCCGTAGCCGGAGCCGGAGCCGTAGCCGTAGCCGGAGCCGGAGCCGTAGCC